AGCTAGTTCCGATTACATCTAAAGCATATTTAGATTTCCATTGTTCAGTTATACCTGTTTCATCATTAAAGCCCAAAAACTTTTTAATCTTATCTAGTTCTTGAGTGTGATGAGGATTAGAACGATTGTCTTGGTGTTGGACATTTATTTCTGGGTTTAGTCCAGCACTCTTTAACTCATCTCTAAAATAAGCTAAAGCAAAATCACTTTGACTAAATCGTCCACTTAAATTTGCGTCCAATTTAAAATCAAAATGTTCGTTGTTATCTTTTTCATCTTCAGTCGCCATTTCAGTATTGGCAAGATAAAAACAACTATCTTTTGCGACAACATCACACGCACTACCATATTTCTTTTTAAATGTTTGTAGTGTTGCAACATCATCTTTAGGGTATGCTCTACCAACTACATTACTAGCAATTTTAAAAGCTGTATTGTATGCAGTAGTTATATCCTCTTTAGCTGTTTTATAGTTTTCTAGTTCAGTAGTTTTTTCATTCTCAAAATGAGAAAGAATAATACCACCAATTTTTTTTCTTATGTCGGCATTTAGTCTTGTTTTGTTTTGTGTCATTTTATACCTGTATGTTTGTTTAGAATTATTATTTACTATGACTTGACATTACTGTCAATAGGATTATATAGGATAGTGAGTGTTAAGTATAAAAGGAAACTTAATTGTATTACTTAAACTAGCACTCAATTGTAAGTTGTGGACAGAGAGTAATCTTCCTAGCTTGAACGGGATTAAAGCTATAGACAACCTGAGTGTACACATTAGGGACGGAACGCGCACGGTACGTTATTAATACTCGCCCGAGCCACAACTTACAAAACTAGATTAAGCGTCTGGAGACGCGGCCTTGTAAATGGTTAACCACTCCAGACACTTGATCTAGTCTAGACGTAGACAAAGGTCCCCCGGTGGATGCAGCAATGCAAAGAGATAGTGCCACAAGGCCAGATCGTTCCGGGGTTAAGCCACAAGCAGCAAGCAACAAGCTACTTGACATTGTAATAATAGTAGGATAATATAGGATATAAACTAAACAGAAAGGTATAATATGGGACTAGACCAATACGCAGGTTTTCGTGATGAAAACGGAGAAATAAAACAAGAAGAATTTTATTGGCGTAAGCATGCTAGATTACAGCAGTTTATGGCAAAAGAATTTGAAGAACAAAATAAAACTACAAAACATAATACTGTTAATGATTTACAACATCTAGGTTTCAATGGTGGACAAGGTGGTGTTAAAATCACTAAAGACTTAATTGAAAAATTAAAAGAAGCTATTGAGTCTAAATATTATGATTACTTTGCTTCTGATGGTTTTTTCTGGGGACAACAGTTTCAGGAAGAACAGGTTACAGAGTACGCCGAACAAGATAAAAAATTTCTTGAATGGTGTAAAGAACAGCTAAACGCTGGTGAAAACATCGGCTATGATTGTAGTTGGTAATGATTGAACTATTTAACATAATGCACGCTACAGATATCCTGCTAGCGTGCATTTTATTTGTATTGATATTGATATGGAAAAAAGATTAAAAAAATTAGGATTTAAAAAGGTCCCTGGCACCGCGCCAGGGTTCCACATGTATGAATTAAATCCGGCTGAACTCGGGGCCAGACAAAGGATTCACGACAATTTAAAAGCTGAAGCTGCAAGCGACAAGCCACAAGCTTCGAGCAGCAAGCCACAAGCTGCAAGCAACAAGCGCCTTGACAAATCTAGATAAAGGATTATATAGGAGATATGAAAGTAACAGAATTAGATAAAATAACAGGTACATTATCAAAGCCTTCTAAGATGCCTGGATGGAGTTACGGGATACCTGCTAAGGAATGCAAAACAGGTTCAAAGCTTGCTAAGATCCCTGGCACGGTTTGCCATGGTTGCTACGCTCTTAAAGGTTGTTACGTATTTCCAAATGTACAAGAAGCTCAGTACAAGCGGCTAGCAGCAATTGATCATCCGCTATGGGTCCAGGCAATGGCTGCGCAAATATTACGCCATAAGTCCAAATGGTTCCGTTGGCACGATTCAGGGGACATACAGAGTCTGGAGCATTTAAAAAAGATATTCGAAGTTTGTAAACTTACACCCGATGTTAATCACTGGTTACCGACGCGAGAAGCTGGCATCATGAAACAGGTGACGCCCGAAGAGGTTCCAACAAACTTAATTATACGACTTTCAGCAACAAAGGTTGACGGGCAGCCGTCTACCTTCTGGCCTTATACCTCCAGTGTGGTTACTGAGAACAAAACGTGCCCTGCAGCGGAGCAAGATAACAAATGCTTAGATTGTAGGGCATGTTGGGATAAACGAATTCCTAACATAGCGTACGGCAAACACTAACATGGCCCCGGAATGCATAGCCAACTGCAAAGACCAAACCAGTCTCCGGGGTCCTAACCCAGCTACAAGCCGCAAGCAACAAGCTACAAGCAACCTAAGTCACAAGCCGCAAGCTTCAAGCGGCAAGCTACAAGCGTCTCAAATAATTGTAAATTAAATCAAGACCCGAGCGACAAGCTTCGAGCCGCAAGCCGCAAGCGACGAGCTCCAAGCAGCGAGAGCCTTCATAAAGTTTTTCATCTTTGTACAAGTCAGAAGAAACTAGGATAAAAGTATTGTGCGGATGCTTCACGTGAAAGCTAATTTGGTGAGGGGAAAACTTAACAGAATTACCTTTTGCAACCTTAAGCTCAACAGTAAAAAAGGTATGCTTTTTATTATATGCCAATAGATCTGGAGTGCCAAAACCACTTAGATTTTCTAGCCTTGTGAAAGATATTTCAGGCATAAATTTTTTAACTTTATGCCAAAGTTTTGTCTCAGGTTTCAAGGTAGTTAGACCCTCTTCATAACCTTACCCATAGTCCATTTTTCCTTATCAATTGTAATGACTAATCTATGAGATTCACGGTTACCAATAATTTTATTTTCCATTAATTGTATACCAACAACATCATATAATTCTCCGTTTGGTAAACAAACTTGAACACGTGCGTTCTGTGATACTTCTGAATTTTTCAGGAATTTATCTAATGCCTGTCTTAATAACTTTCCTTTTAACATAATTTTTTTTACATGGGGCCCAGTATCTGAAGGCATGATCATTCATCTTCTCGTAAGCCGACCCCATGAATAATAAACAACAACACTAAAGAGTTAGTGTATACTTGATTTATAACTAAAATTACCTTAAATGTCTAGTATGACACAACCAAAAAGATTAACGGAAATGCAAATGAAATTTGCATATGAGTTAGTAACAAATGAAGGTAGAAAGACTGGGGCTGAATGTGCTATTACTGCAGGATATTCACCAGAAGCTGCAATTGTATATGCAAGTAAATTACAGAATCCAAAAACATATCCATTGGTAGTACAATACATTGGAAAATTAAGATCGGAGTATCAAAAAAAATATGATGTTACATTTGAAAGACACATTTCAGAACTTGCAAAACTTAGAGATGAATGTAGAGGAAACAAGGCATGGTCAGCTGCAGTCAATGCTGAAGTTGCTAGAGGAAAAGCTGCCGGGCTGTACGTTGAACAGAAAATTATTAGGACCGGTAAGTTAGAAGATCTTACTGCAGAACAGTTAGAGGCTCGTATGAAAGAAATTATAAACGAGTACTCACCGATCCTAGAGGGTGTTGTATTAGATGATATTAAAAAAGAAGTTAAATCTAAACAAAAAGAAATTAACTATTCTTCATCGTCATCATCAAAATCATCTGAATCAGAATCACAATCGTGATTTTCTAAATCTTCAGCTTTTTCTCTGATGCTATCAATATCTTCCTGGATTCTATCAAGAATATCTTGAATAGATTCATTCTTTGGTCTTTTTGCCATTGAGTTTCTCCATTGATTTGATGTTGTTTGCTGGAATTACAGTCCTATCTCCGAATGTAATTTCGCCTAGATTGTCTATCTCATAGCTAGAAAAGATCCAAACATAATCTTTGGTTTGTCTATAAATAAAACCAATTGAAATACAATGACTTACATCCATTCTGTCAAATTCTACATCTGAAGCCCATCCAGAATCAGAACATATATCTTCCCAAGATATTTTATATAACTGGTAATTAAATTTCATAAAAAGTTCACCTAATAGGAGTTATATAGATTAAATCACTATTGGTACCCTCTTTTTAAATGAAAAATTTTGTAACTTTGTAACTTTATGCATATTGTCCTTATATACCAACTGTTCTGGAGTTACAAAATGGTTACAAAAGTTACAAATCAGGATAAAAGTGTTTAAAATCAATGACTTAAAATGTAACCAATTTTTTGCCATATTATTCATATAAATCAATGATTTATTAATAGTGTTGCATAAATGTCACACTTTAACCTTCTCTTTTAGGTTGTAATAGGCATCAACTCTCCTCAACCAGTCCGATTTGTAGTCTCTAAATCGTTGTCCATTAATTATAAATCTTTGAAAAAAATTGTCCGGTGTACACATTAAAACAACTATTTGTTCTATGTTTGTATTGTAAATACAATCATGAGCTGTAGCATATGCTGCACCCTGTAGATAATAATCTGTTATCCATTCATCTTTCTTTGGCTTATTTGTTTGTTTAAAGTCAATAATACTATCTCTTCCTTGGTATATTCCAACTAAATCTGTTTGACCTGCATATAGATCTGGATAATGTAGTACAACTTCATTGCCCCATATTTCATGTAAGTCCCCTAATCCTTTGTCTATTATTGTTTGTGCCATGTTCCTCGCCTCTCGCCCCTCGTCGCTCAAATCTAGTAGCCCTTGACCGTTTAAATGGTATTCTAAATACGAGTGCATAGCAGTTCCTCTCGTTGCCGCTCGATTCTTGATTCTTTCTGCTTCAAACATACCCACCTTATCTTTCCACTTCTGTAAAGACTCTCGCTTCTCGTCGCTTTGTGTAGCGCTTAGTATCGTGGTCACAGAAGGGAGCTTCGAGGATCCAATCTCATAGTGTCTTTCATCCTTAATCAAGGAGCGAATAGATTTCGGGTATTCGAATTGTTTATTCCATTTCATTAATGTAATTTTTTAGTTTTTTGATATTCATGCTTTTCAAAATAAGCATAGGTTATTTTTTTCTTTTCTTCATTAGGTTTACCATGAACAAATTTTAAAAGTTCATCTATAATTTGATCAGTTTTTTTTCGTGGAATCTTTTTCATAATCTAGCAATTATAAACCAGATTAAAATAGCAAGTAATAATATAAAAAATAAACTCATAATCGTGAATTAATCCATTCTATAGTATTTATAGCATTTTGTTTTTTGCGGCCCATAGTCATAAAAGGAAGCAATGTTTCTAAATAAATTTTTTGTTTATCCATATCACCTTTAGAAAATATTTTATACATAACACTTCTAGTTCCATTATCTTTAGGATGACCTAATATTGAATAAATTTTACCAAAAATTAAAATATTGTGTTTACTAACGCTATCTGAAACATATCGTAAAAAATTTTCATTTGAGCTATTTAAACTAAGATAATAAGTTGTACCTTTAACAAGTCTATCAATATAAGTACCATCTCCTTCACAAAGAGTAGTTAAATAAGGTATCCATTCCTCTCTTGTCCATTCTTCAGAATAAGGAAGATAATCAATATTTTGTTTTTCTAAAAACGGTTTAATGTCATTTGTTTTATTTAAAATGTATTTTTTAATTTTATTTGCAAACCACAATGCTCTTACACCTCTTAAAGTAGAACAAAATTCCTTTGCTAAATGAGGAGTTTTTACATGATGTTTGTTATAAGGATTCGTTATATGTTCGTGATATGTTAAAGAAGTTTCAAATGTTTTAGAGAATAACTCAACGGGATCTCTATCTTTTAAAGATAAATTTACTCTAAATATTGAATTTTTTTTAAAAAATGATCCATCAGAATCAAACCATCCACCCCATTGAGCCCAGTTAATACCTTTACCTTCCATTTTTTCAAACCATTCTTTATTTCTTTTTTCACTTTGAGGTGAATATTTTATTAATATTGTCATTGTTTATAACCTCCCCATATTATTTTTTGATTTATATTATAACCTGTTTTTAAATCTTTATTTCTTACATTTACAAAAATAACATCCATACCCATAATCACACCATTGCCAACATTAACTTCATCAATGGTTATCATCTCAAATCCTATTTGATGCATGTATCCAATAACTTTACCAGCTGATGGAGCGCCAATGTTATAGTTATGTGGCTGTAATTCTAACCATAAATATTTCGCGTTGTGAATGAATCCAGGAGATCCTTGAATGATATCAAGTTCAGCACCTTGTACATCCATTTTAATTAAATCAAATTTTTGTCCAGGCAATAATGAATCAAGAGTTACACATCTTCGTTTAGTAACTTTAAACGGAACATTTGTATTTTCCTTATACATTCCATTACCATGATTATTATTTTTATCTTCGCAGGTATAATAATCAACTTCATCATTTGTTTTACCAAGTAAAGCTAAAACATAATGCCCTGTTCTAATTAAATCATCTATATGATCAGCATTTGCTTCAATCATTAATGACTTTGCATTTGGATAATGTTTCTTAAATTCTGTGGTCCATTTACCTTTATGCGCACCAATATCTAATACACTATCAATTTGTATTTTATGAACTTTAAAAAATTCAAATGACTCAAATTTGTGAATCATCTGTTTCTTTTCTTTTTCTTTTTAGGAATTGGTTTACCCTGCCAATCCCATTTCTTGTGATATGCTTTTAATAATTTAGCTATTGCTTTTTTATATCCTGCTACTGTCATTGTATTACCGTTGTTTGTTCAAGGTCTTTCATTACATCTTCTGTGATATCAACTTCACCTTGATTTTTGCAGTAATCACAGTCTATTGGTTGTTTTTTTCTGTCATCATGGCTAAAGGCATATACAAATCCATTACCATTGCATTTAGGACAAATTATTTTTCCACTCATATTAGTTTGTTGTAATTACATCAGCAAATTTTCTTTTACCATTTGTTGTGTAATTCCAAATTATTCCTTTCTTAATTAAATCATAACGTTTTAGTTTTTGAAATGTTTGTTCAGGATTAAATCCAGCAAACTCACATAGTTCAATAAAGTCTTGATTATAAACTTTACCAAACCACTTAGACTCTCGCCACTCGTCCCTAGACATTGCAACTGTGCATATGCCAAAAGTATCTTGAATCGCTTGCATAAATACTGCACGCCATAACTTTTGTTCCGGTGTTGCAGGCCTAGCGTCGGTTTCTATACTACTTAAGTTTACCATTTAATGTTCTCGCTTTCTCGTTAACTAGTGTCTTAATTACTTGGCTTCGACTTAACTTAACATCTGATTTAAGTTTAGTTTGAAGTTTTGTTACAATTGCATAAGTGTCATTATCAACAGTTATGTTTTTGTATTTACTAAAGTCAGTCATTTGTACCTTTCTTGTTTGTTTCCTAATATATAGGATATTAATATAGCTTTGTCAAGCTATTGTTTTCTGCCTTGGCCTCTATATTCTTTTCTACTATTACGTTTATTAGGTCTTTTAGAATGACGTCCCGGACGTTTCTTATTAGTTTGTTCTATGAATTTTCCGTTACCAAGATTAACTTTTCGGGCCATGTTTCTTTATGTAATTTTTATCTGTCTCATTAAGTTTTAAATACTTTATATGTCCATTGATATATTGTCTAGTATCTTGGCCACAATTTGTGCATCTATAATAGTCTTGTACAATCGCTACTAAAAATGCTTCTTCTTTACATTCAGGACAAATACCAAGAACATTGTCAATAAACATAGATGAATTAAATTTTAATTTTTGCATTACATTACTGTGTAAACAATTCTACCATTTAATTTTTGTGCATTCAAATATTGTTTCCTGTTGCCTGAATCATTGTAACTGCAATGTACCCACCCAGAGTTAGGGTCGTTAGGGTTCCAAAATTCTAATATACATTGATCGTAATCAAGATTTTGTACAATCCAATCACTTAAATCTTTATTATGTACACCAAATATCTCAAAGTCAGCTGCTTGTCCCTTTGTATGTTGACTCCCGCTGCTCGATCCTATGGCTTCGCAAAGCGCTGCTGATCTGTAGCCTGAAGATATTGATACTGGAATTTTAAAATGATTACGAAGCGGTTGTAATATATTTTTACAAAGCAATATTAAATTAGTTATGTGTTCATCATTTGGTTCATTTGCAATACCAAGTCGAATAGCTTCTTGCGACTTTGTTAATTCATCTAATGTAAAATTTTCACTTAATTTCATTTTAATAAAAATATGTATAATATGTCCAAACAGCTATATTAAAAAGTATTAATGCTTCTATCATTTTTCGTTTCTTAATCTATTTATTACTTCTATTACGTGTTTTTCATATTGTTTATTTGTAGAAAAGTTATCTAAAGTTTTAGCCATTGCAATAGGATCTCTATTGACTGTAATTTCTCTAACTCTTCTAAACTCTGCATACACTCTTTTTGTATTTAGAATTTCAATGTAGTACTTAACAGATTCGCACTTACTTTTAAAGGCTCTGACTCTCCAATCTATTGTATCTGGTTGTCTATAAGGTAGCATTCCCTCTTTTGACCATACTCTTATGCCAAAAAGGTTGTGTCCTTCACGTGCAAAACGTGATCTACCATAGTCACTTTCAACAATAGCCTGAGCTACTATTAGTTCTGTGTTTATTCTTTGTCGTCTTGGGATGTCAAAATTTAGGTAATTTATGCAGTTTTTAAGGGAGGATATGAATTCTTTGTCGTTTGAGTACTCAAACCTAGGAGGTCCAAATCCTAATTGCTTGGCCCAGGCGACTGTTTCACTCTGAGTCTTCTTCTTGGCGACTGGATTTGGGAAAAATGTACCTAATACAAATGCTAGTAGAGCTACTATCAAATATTTTATTATTATATTCTTGATTGTCATAACATTTACATTGATTTGAGAGGCAGCATCCAACTGCGAGGTTGTTAATACAATTAATCTTGCTTAACTTCTTTGATTCGTTTAACGCCATGTTTATCTACTTCTACTATGGCTTTTACTTCTTTGCAACTCCATGAAGTAACATTAGGGTTACCATCACGTTCTACTTTTCTTTTTTGTTCTAAACATTCTGCAAGATTAGCTTTAGGTGAATAACCCTCTAATTTGTTATTCATATACATTAATAATGCAAACACTACTTCAATCATTATTTACCTCTTACGGTATCTAATTCTTTTTCTAGTTTATCTACTTTCTTTTCTAATTGAGATATTAATACTTTTGTATGAACATTTTCTTCTAATTGTTTTGTATGTTTCTCTATTGTTTTAGCTTGATATTCAATCAACATAAACAATTCTTGGTTCTTAGGAGTTTGATCTGCTTTTTTAAGAAGATCTTGTGCCATTAATTTTTCATTAGTCTCTAATCTATTTAATCTTTCAACTATTCCAAAGTAAGTCCATACCGCTACAACAATAGCAGATACAATAGCCACTATATTTTTAATAGGTAAAGCTACACTTGTTTGATCACTTAATTTAAATTCACTACTCATTTTTTATCCTCCACTTGATAAAACATATTATCAGAATCTTCTGTTACCCAATCTTTGTTTTCCACACTCCATTTAGAAGTTTGGACTTTATAATCTGGCCTATGTGTAGAAGTAGTAAAACTAGGCACGTTCCACAAAATACGATTATTAGGCTGAATTGCGTAATTACCGTTATCAAGAGCCAAAACATGCCCGCACTTGTGTTCGTGAGGTATTTCAGAATGTTCTGTATCCAGTATATTACTTTCTGGATGCGCCCAGTCAATAGTAAATAAATATTCACCATGAATAAATTTCTTTGTTTTACTTAAGTATTTGCATTTTTGACCAACTAAAAAATCAAAAACAGTAACACTAGGATAATAACTAAATGAATTCCATAACTGAAGATCGTCGAGATCTTGATGTTCCATCTGTCTTTGATACAAAGTATTGCCGCTTCCTCTTTGAACGAAAGCAGAGATAGGAAGTCTCCAATAGATCGCACCGTTGCTAAGTAAACAATGAAACAACGTTGCACGCCCGCTAATACTCCCCAAAGCAAATACCACGCAGTCTTCAGTTTCGCCTTTATGTTCTCGTAAGTCATATAAATATTCTCTCCTTATTTTACAATAAATTGGTGGAATATTTGCATTTAAATATGCCATAATCAATCATAAATATCTCCCCATGTTTCGCCGCTTTCGTAATCTACTTTGTTAGGGATTGCCAAAGTAACGGCACCTTCCATTATTTCAACAATCTTTTTTGCATGATTGTCGTCTTTAACAGAAATATCTAATTCATCATGGATTTGTATATGTGGAATAATTCCTTCTTTGTATAAATCTAACATTGCTTTTTTTGTCATATCAGCTGCTGATCCTTGTATTAATTTATTTAAAGCTTTGTATGTCATTGCTCTTCTAATTCTACCACGTCCATAAGTTCTCTCTGCTTCTTCAAAAGACATTGCAGTATGCATACCAAATGTTGCTGGTTCCCATTTATTAAATCTACAACGTCTACCAAGTAATGTTCCAATTGATCCTGATGTTTGTGCAAATTGAGATGTCTTGTTCATTAATTCTTTTACGAATGGAACGTTATTATGATATTGATTAAATAATACTTCTGCTTCTTCTTTTGTATTCAAACCAAGTTCAGCTTGTAATTTTGCTTTTCCCATCCCATAAAACAATCCAAGATTAATTGTCTTAGCTTGATCTCTTGATATACCTGCCATATCCGCAACAGTTTTATGAAAGTCTACAGAGTTATTTTTAAATTCTTCTACTATTTTTGTAACTGATTCATCAAAACAAATTGGTTCTGTTGTTGCTGCATAATGAACAACTAGTCTCGGTTCTTGCTGTGAATAGTCAAAACATCCCCACTTATGATCAACTTCTGGTAAGAATAAAGATCTAATCATTGGTCCTAGTTCCTTGTTTCTCGCCGGGATCTGCTGGAGATTAGGATTAGCATAAGAAAATCTACCTGTTACAGTTCCACCTTGATCAGATCTAATTGGATTAATGTCAGCATGTATTCTTCCCTTATGTGTAAACTTTAAAATTGTATCTATAAAAGTTGTATGTGCTTTATTTATTTCTCTTGCTTTTGCAATCATTTGAACTATAGGGTGTTTGTGTTCTTGTAAAAAATTTTTAGTGAAGGATGGTGCTAATGATTTCTCGGTTCTTTCATAATGTAAACCAAGTTTATCAAAAACTGTGGCAATTGATCTTGCAGCCCAGATCTGGGGTTCTATCCCTGTTTCTCGTTTTACTTTTAATAATATTTCTTGCTCTTGGTTTGTTAGTTGTTGTTTCAGGAGTCTTGCTTTCTCTACATCAACTCGGACTCCTTTAAATTTCATATCAGTTAAACATGGAAATAATTGTGTTTCAATATCAAATATATTTTGTAAACTCTGTTTTTGCATCTCACGTGATAAAACTTTAAATAGTTCTAATGTTAATTGTGCATCTTTTTCTGCATAATTACCTACATACATAGCAGGAAGTTTATACATTTCAGATTTAGGATCTATTCCCCAAGACTGTGCAGCTTCTGTTAAAGCTTTTTCATCTTTAACTTCACCAAGATATTCATATGAAATACTATTTAATGTATAAGATAATCTATTCTCATCAATTAATGATGACATAACCATTGTATCTACAATGTGTCCATTGATTTGGACCCCCGCCGCTCGAAGCCAGCATACGTCATACATTGCATTGTGAAATAGTTTTACGTTATCATTTGCACAAACTTGTTTAATCCAATTTAAAACTTTATCTTTATCTAAATTACCACCACCTTCATGAGCAATAGGATAATAACCTGACCATCCATCAACAGCTACAGCAATACCAACAATGTTTCCATTACCTATAATTGCACCAGATCCTCTTGATTTAAGATCAGGATCTTTAGTTTCTAAATCTATTGCAATATATTTATATCCTTTTAAATCAGGATAATTTTCTGGACAAATCCATTCTTTCTGAGCTTCAAACATTTATGCTAATACCATAATTAAAAAACAATATATACACAACACTGTGAATAATCCTAAATCAAATACTGCCATTTTCTTTCCTCTCATTTGTTATAATCTCTTTCTAGAATCATTTGTATGTAATGAATTGCTTTTTCTAGATCTTGCTTGCCACCTTTGTCTTGATGCCTGCAAATATATTTAATTGCATTACCTTCAGCGAATAGTATCTTATTCTCATTGATAAATCTAGACGGTTGGATTTTATATTTTTTATAATGTGAACCTCCTACTTGTCTAAAAAATGCTTTGTTGCTCATAGTATTGGATCTCCTGGTATATAGTTATAATAATCATCTATATCTGGTTGCATGATATAAAGATTTTCTTTTGCTCTTGTTACACCCACAAAAAACAATCTGTGTTCCGGATCAGGATTTCTTAATGCTGCGTCATGTATAATCTTTTCCATTCCTGTATATAAGACTACATTTTCGCATTCTTCACCTTTGACACCATGTATTGTGGATACTTTAATTCTTGCAGGTTTGAATAAATCATCACCACTATTTAATAATGATTTAATGTATAATTTTGTATCTTCCTTAAAATTTAATTGCTCCCAGCTCCCCGTCACTCGTAACCCGTGATTAAGCATAAGATCATCTATATCTACATAATCTACAGCATCTAATGACTTGCCACTAGAAAATCCATAATCAACATGTTGCATATTATAATTTAAAACTTTATAGACTGCCTTAGCTTCTTCAGCGCCAACAGTTGCACCTTCATTTAATCTATTCCATACTTGATAGGCTTCTAATAATTCTTTAGATAAAACTGTATTAGTTTTACTATCAAATCTTAAATTTAAAGTAGTTAAATGAGCTTTAATTGGATTTAACATTTGATTAGTTCTGGCTATAATCATCCATTGTCCTTTACTAAAATCTAAATCATCTAATCTTTGATCTTCAAAAATTTGTCCTTCCGCATTTCTTGGAAGCCAGCTCTTAATCATTCTATTATCTACATGTTGTAATATATCTAATGCTTTTCTATGAATAACACGTGGACATCTTCTTGATTCAACTCTTGCATCCACTTCACCTTTTAAATTTATAAATATATTTGGATCAGCACCTTGAAACGTATAAATCGTTTGATCGTCATCCCCTGCAACGTATGATCGCTCACATCGAGATTCAATGTAATTGAACATGTCCCATTGCAGAGGATTCAGATCCTGTGCTTCATCCAAAAAGACAACGCTGAGTGGAGGGCATTTGTCTTTCTCAATGAACTGTTTAATCATATCGGAATACTCAATCATTCCTGTTTGTTTCTTATATGATTTTAAATCGGCATCAATTTGTTCTGTTAACCAAATATCTATTGTTTGATGTTTATCTAATTCTATTGCAGCATCCATGATAGATATTTTTTTACATCTTGAATATTCAATAACTTTCATATGATCATTTTTATATGTAATTGCTTCTGTGTATGGATCAAAATAAGAATCAAAAGATAAGTCTTTACATATTTGTGAAAAGTTTTTGAAAGCATTCCATTTTTCATCTTTAAGTAATTGTGTATTAGTATCTATATTTAGTTGTCTTGTTCCTAAAGAATGCATAGTGCATATGTATGGGAAATCTTTTATCTGTGGGAATGCAGGTAATATTCTTTTTCTTGCTTCATTAGTTGCTGCATTACTAAATGTTAAGTAAGCAATTCTATCTCCAGAAATTTTATTTATTTCAATTTCTTTCTTTAAATAATTATTTATCAAATGGTATGTTTTACCTGTTCCTGGAGGCCCTGGAATAATTGTTCTTTTCATTTAAATGCAGGCTCCTTCATTGTAGATTCTGTAATTATTGGTTTATCAACATTTACTGATTCAACCTTCCATATTCTCATTGCTTTCTTATCTAATTTTAAAACCTCTTCTTTTGCTTTAAAAATATCTTCTAACATTTTTTGTGTCTTTGCTTTTGGTAAATCCCAAGACTTACTTCTTTTTAAAAAACTATTAAAACTTTGATATTTAAAATAACTATAACCGTTTTCTGTATATGGAATACCTCTTTTAACATCATCCATAACTTTACCTGTTGCTCTATTTAAAAAATCTCCAAGTAATTCTTTCAACTGATAATCAAGTCTTGCTGCTTGAGGAACATCTAATATTTTAAATGTATCTTTGTTAGACATAATCTTATGTAATAATTTTTTCCAAACAACCGTACCTATTGGCATTAACACTTGATTTAATTGATCCATTACCTCTACAGAAAATTTATTAAATTCATGAAGAGTATGTCCATCTACTTCAACTGGTTTACCATCAAGATACACAATATAAATTGTTGGATGTGAAGGATATTTTTCTATTCTTTCTATTTCTGGTGCAGGTATATTTTCACCAACACCAAATTTTCTTTTTACACAAATTTTTGATTCACAAAAACTTCTAATAGGTTCTTGCTTACATTTATAACGATAATCCTTATTTAATAATGATTTAATAACCCCTTCTATTTCAGAATCTGTTAATGGTTCAACCATGTATTTGCCATTATAAGTGCTTAACTTTGTTTTCCATGTATCTGGAAATCTTTTTCTTAAGTAAACACCAACATTAAACATAGTATCATTTCTTTTACCTTTAGGAACTTTGTCAGATAATAAAGTAACTAAACAAGGTGGAGCTTCTAATAAATCTTCATCTTCGGTAGTTATAGGTTCTTTCCATTGTATTAAATCTTTTTCAGATAAAACTTTTTTATCATATAATTTAAAAAATTCTTCTAAAGTTAATAGTTCTGCATCATCCCCTAGCGCACGTCTTACAGAATTATCTCCACCATGATATGGAACATTTAACCAACTACCCACTTGGTTTTTATCTGCAAGTATATAATCTTGTTTTGGAAATAATTCTTTACCTGCATGACCCAACATTGCGGCCATTGTTTTTAATTTTTCTCTAACTAAAGATGCCGGAACAAATTCTTTTACAAATAAAAATATATGTGCACCACCTGATTTTGATTTAAAAACTATTAATGGTAAATTTTTATTTTTTATTTTTGTAATTAATTCTTTATGATCTAAATCATAAACATCCACATCTAAACATCCCCATTTACATCTACTATCTTGTCTAATAGGTACAATTCCTAATGCTGGAAATTCTCCATTCAAATGTTTTTGCCATAACATATCTGTTACTGGCTTATGTACTGTTATTGATTCTGCTTCATTTTTTCCATCATCTCTAATTTCACCAGTCATCTTTGTCTGACCATAGGATGATTCTAGGCCAGCAAATACTTGCTTAAATCTTTCTAACATATCCACTCTCAATGTATTGGGGTGATATTTCTACCACCCCATTTAGTATTTACTTATTATTTGCTAAACTTTGATAGAACTGTTTTGCTCTTTCATAGATAGCTGCATCACTTACAGGACCAACTTTTGTAATGTTGTATCCATACCATTGATTTCCTTTACCGGAATTTAAAACGGTATTTAATTTGTATACGTGACTAAATGATGGTGGTGTGTATGGACCATTTTTTCCGTCCATAGTTATTGACATCATCATTGCATTCCACTTTCTACTAATTTTACCTTGAGATGAACTCATAGATATAAGAGCAGTTTCAGTAGAACCTTTATCTACTATTAAAACAAAATGTTGACCAACCGTAAGAATGTAATTTCCATTTGGAAGTCTATCCTTACCCATTTGATCTTTTGTAGTTTTAGTTAGTATATCAGAAGTATCTGGATAGATTTGTTCAGGTCTTCCTGATCCTGTTCCAAAATCTGACCATTCTTGAAACTCCAGTTTATAATGACATGGAATAACTTCTATTCCTTTTGAACCATCATAAACTTTCTTTGTTACTGTATTTAGTAACATCCCTGGTTCAGCACCTTCTACATAAGCTTGATTTCGCTTTTGTCCTTCTGCTGATCCATTTTGCAATAGCTTTAAGATTGGTAAAGCAACACTAGTGTTCTTTACATTCTCAAAACCTGCATGCGCATCGCTTTCAAATAATATTGATGAAGGCAATGGAGCATCTTTTTTTATTGCTACTTGTTTCTCGTTTCTCGTTTCCATTTTCTAGTTTCTCCTTGTTATTTTTGTTTGGTTACCTGCAAACGTTTTAAATAGATCAGAGGGCATATCACGTCCAGATTCGATACGCTCTCTGACCACTGCCTTGAGTGTCTGGGCATGAACACCAATTTTCTGGACTGGTTCAAAACCCTGACCTCGCGCAAGGACAGCATATTGTGCTGCCTTGTTATCTTCGCCACGACCAAAGGTAACAGTAATATCATTTTTAATGATATCACCAAGACCGTTGTTACGAAGCCATGTAAAAGCTTGTTCCTGAACTTCAGGAATAATAGTTGCACTGTAAAAAGGTTTTACTTCTACAGATTCACCATCTTTAAGCTTTAATTTTGTAATGTGCATTTCCTGCATCATGGCAGGAATTTCTACTTGTGAAAGTATTCTAGCTTGTTCTTTTAATTTATTAATGCTTTCTTCTGCATTAGTAATTTCGTCTTCTAAATCTTTTAATTTTAAAACTTTATCTGATAAAGTTTTTGCTGCATCAATTTGTGTAACTGATTCTACTCGATCTTCTTCAAAATTTATTGTCATTTTATTTCCTTTCTATACTGTATATTATAATCCCTTAAATTACGTTTGTCAAGTGCTTGATTCAGATTTTTGATACAAGTCAATTTCAATTGGATAATATCTCCTTTCTTGTTTATCCCATTTTAATAATTTATACTTGCCATTAGTTATATCAGAAACAATTGAACACGCAACACCTATTATTGCTGGATCACCTGTAAGTAGTAAATAATCTTCTGAAGTGTAATCTTTTAGCAACTGTCGTAACTTAAATACAACAGGTCCTGCACTTAATATTATTTGTGCATTTTCTGGAAGCAGAACTTTTAGTGAACCAAACTGTGAAGCACCAATAATATTTATTTTTGGTCTTCCTTCTCTTGTGCCTGGCACATCTTGAATAACGTAAACTTTATTTTTTTCCATTCTTGACTTCTTGTATATTAATGTGTTATAGTAATCAATAGAAA